GGAACAGGACACACAGAATCCCACGAACATTGTGGTGAATTACTAGACATTGAAGAATGCTCCTTCACCCGACTCAAAGAACTAAATCCCACATCTCGCGATCACATCTCATGGATATTGCAAACATACTATGGTTGGATTCCAAAGAACTTGACAGCTACTGGGAAGCCTATCATCGACGAAGTAGTCCTGAAAGAGATCAAGTTAGAGATTTCTACGATGTTTGCGAGATGTTTGACGGTAACGAAAATGCTTGGGATGCTGTCGAACGGCGTGAACGCATGGCTGAAGCTGAGTACGAATAACAGGATTCATCATCACTGTTCCATTGCTACAGCCACGCATAGATGTGCACACCGAAAGCCGAATCTTGCGCAGACCCCGAGTGATCTTGAGTTCAGGAAGTTGTTTACAGCTTCACCTGGACAAGTGATGGTCGGCGCTGACTTAAGTGGCATCGAGCTAAGAATGTTGGCGCATTTCCTTTCACGGTATGACACACACTTTGCAGACACCTTGCTCAATGGAGATATCCACCAAGTAAATGCAGATAGGGTGGGCGTATCAAGGCGCCAGATTAAGACAATTACTTATGCATGGTGCTATGGAGCTGGCGATGAAAAGATCGGCCATAGTTATGACCCACAGCTATCATCTGACAAGGCAAAGAAGAAAGGTAAAGAGATCCGTAAAGCTTTTGTTGATGCAATTCCTGGCATGTCAGACCTATTGGCAGCCATTGCTGTAAGAGCTAAAGATGGATTCGTTAAGGCTATCGATGGTCGTGTGATCACTCTTGATAGTCCTCACAAATGTCTTAACTTCCTTTTGCAATCATCGGCAGGTGTTCTCAGCCGCAGATGGCTTGCTATTAATGACGACACAATTAAAGAAACTAAACTATGTGCTTCACAACTTGCCTACATACATGACGAATTGCAATTTGAATGCGAGCCAAGGCACTCAGAAGATTTGGCAGCATCCTTGGTATACAGCGCTGCAGCAGCTGGAGAATACTACAACCTTAGAGTTCCAATCGCAGCAGAAGCAAAGATCGGACAAAACTGGGCGGAGGTCCACTAAATGAGAATCTTTATCGATAGTGCAGACGTTACTGATATCCAACGTGCCTGGGAAACTGGCCTTGTAGATGGTGTAACAACTAACCCCTCACTGATTAGTAAGTCAGGACGTAAACCTACTGATGTCTACGCAGAGCTTCAACAGATGGGCATCAATGATGTTTCTATGGAAGTGTATGCGTCATCCAATTGGCAGGAGATGTATAGAGAGGGCATCGAGCTTGCAGAGTTATTCAGCAATGCGACGATTAAATTGCCCATGACTGTAGCTGGCCTAAAGGCTTGCAGAACATTTCCCGATGATGTCCGAACGAACGTAACTCTGGTGTTCAATGCTGCTCAAGCATTGCTTGCAGCAAAGGCTGGTGCAACTTATGTATCACCTTTCGTTGGACGTATTGATGACCAAGGTTATGCAGGTCTAGAGGTTGTTAAGAGTATTGCAAACTTGTACGTAACTGCAGGTTTGAGTACACAAGTTCTTGCAGCATCTATCCGCACTCCACATAAAGCAGTGAGATCTTTTTACAACGGAGCTGACGTAGTCACTATGCCATCAAATGTATTTTGGGATATGTATAAGCATTGCCTGACTGATCAAGGTCTACAAATTTTTGAAAAAGCCTATGCAACTACTGGTTGACGCGGACTTTATAGTTTATAAGTCCTGCGCCGCCGCTGAAACAGAAATTGATTGGGGTGATGATGTCATCCTTGTCACCAGTAAATTTAGCGATGCGTACAAAAATGTTCTCAAAGAACTACATAGAATTAGAGATAAGTTTATTTGGGACTCTCCAGAGCTGATCTTGTTCTTCAGTGACGCTAAGAATTTTCGGAAGAAAATTTATGCCGATTACAAAGGCCATCGAAATCGTAAGAAACCGTGTGGTTACAGACGTGTTATTGAAGAACTTAAACACGAATACAAAGTCATCAGGTTGTCAGAGCTGGAGGCAGATGATGCCATGGGTATTTATGCGACAGCTAATCCTGGTAATATTATTGTTAGTCCTGACAAAGACATGCGCCAGATTCCTGGTCGTGTCTACAACTTAGACGAGACGATACATGTCACACCTGAAGAGGGTGCTAAATGGCATTTAATTCAGACACTTGCTGGTGACCAGACAGATGGCTACAGCGGTGTACCTGGCATCGGTGTGAAACGTGCAGTGACTTTATTTGAAGAAGACGGTTACAGCTGGGAGACAGTTGTTAAAGCTTTTAAAAGTAAGGGTCTCGATGAGGATGCTGCATTGATGAACGCACGTCTTGCACGAATCCTTACATGTAATGACTATGACCAAATCAACAGACAAGTCATACCTTGGACCCCCACCTCCGGTTATCGAGTTGACAGTGGAGCAGGAGTTCAAGATCAGACGGCTAACAGATCTGCTACCTAATGCTGAGAAGGAAGATATTGTCACTGTCTTTCTAGCTTTGCAAAGACAGTGTTTTGTTCTTTCAAATACAGTAACTAATCTAATTAAACAATGGCCACCAAATCACCCAAACACTACACCCGCGGATCAATAGAAGTCTGGGATTTTATCCGAGACCAAGATCTAAACTATCATCTTGGCAATGCTATTAAATATATTTGCAGAGCCGGTTACAAGCGTCCTTCGACGAAAGCAGAAGACCTTAAGAAAGCTATCCACTATCTTGAAAATGAACTCTCCCACACAGTATCGCCGTTCCCAACGCTTAGGAGACCAAGCGATCAGCTTCCGGACCTCGTATGGAATCCAGAACTCTCCGGAGAACCGGACTATGCAACTGGGTTTGATCGCTGAGGAGTTTGAAGAGTTCCGAACAGCTGTCAATAATGAACCCTACGAGAATGAATTAAAAGAGTTAGCAGACCTTGTGTATGTCTGCTTTCAGTACGCAGAGAACATGGAGTGGGACCTGGAGGAAGCACTAGACCGTGTCCACAAATCAAATATGTCGAAGCTTGGATTAGACGGTAAACCTATTCGCCGTAATGACGGCAAGATCCTGAAAGGTCCAAACTACGAACCCCCTAACCTTAAAGATATTGTTGATGTCTGAATTGATTAGTCGCACTGGTCGTGTGCAGAGTTGGATTGACGATCCATCAGGACGGTTGCCTGTTAGTTGCACCGTCTTTGTTGTTGAAAATGAAATGGAGGGACCTAATGGTATCGAAGCTTCTTGGCGATTCGCGTCTCATGCTCTCAGAAATGGAGCAGGAGTTGCGATCCATCTATCAAAACTCGATCCAAAAGGATTCGAGAGGCCATCAGGCGTTGTTGCGTCTGGCCCAGTATCATTTGGGAGAATATACAGCTCTCTTAACGAAACTCTCCGACGCGGAGGTAAGTACAAGAACGGTGCCATAGTCCTCCACCTAGACGCAAATCATGATGACCTTGAAGAATTCATTGATGCACCACGTGAACAACTTCCTTGGGTCAAACGTTGTGTAGATATCACGGAAGAGTGGTGGGAGTTAATGGATGATGAGACATCTACCAAGCTCATTGAAGGTATGAAGCGTGGTGATGTTTGGCTCAACAAAGTTAAGTATGACAATGAAGGAAATCGAATCTACGGAAACGTCTGCCTGGAGGTTTACCTGCCCTCACGCGGAACGTGCCTGCTTGAACACATCAATTTATCTGCCTGTGAGTTCGACACAATCCCGCGAGCTTTTGCTGAGGGTATGCAGGAATTGTGTACGCTCCACGGTGCAACTGGCGTTGGTGCTACAGGAGAATATCTCCCCTCTGAACGAGACAGACAAGTCGGACTTGGAATGCTTGGACTTGCCAATCTCCTCGGACGATACGGAATAACCTACAAACAATTTGGTGATGCTCTTGAGCAATTCACCGCGGGTGAAGTGAAGGCTTCCCCTGCCTACGAGCTGGCATCTCAGCTTGCTGCTGGTATCGAGCAAGCGGCGTCCATCGCTAGGCAACACAATATGGTCAGAGCGTTTGCAATCGCTCCCACAGCGTCTTGTAGCTACCGCTCACAAAGCGTTGATGGGTTTACTTCAACCCCTGAAATTGCACCACCTATTGCGTCTACTGTTGATCGTGACAGTGGCACATTTGGTGTACAAACTTATGACTACGGAAAAGTAGAGATTGCTTCTGCTGTCGGCTGGGAAGCATTCAAGAAAGTTGCCGACAACATTATGATTTTGTTGGATAGGACTGGACTTCTTCATGGATACTCTTTGAACTGGTGGTCAGATATGGTCGCCATGGATGAGAGTTTTATCGAAGAGTGGCTGCAATCGCCCCAGACTTCCCTCTACTACAGCCTTCAAGTAATGGGCGACGTACAGGACAAGTCAAGCGCATATGCCGCTTTAGATGAACTGGAGGTCAATGATTACTTGGAGGGTCTTCTAAAAGAACCTCAATGTGATTGTCAAGAATGAACCCTTATCAGAAATTACTTAATCGTAAACGAAAGTGGACACCAGTCCAAACAGAAGCAGGCAAGTTAAAGGAAGGTGCTGAAGAGGCATTCTTCCGAGCACTTGCTTTGCGCCATATGGAACTCCCCGTAGGGGACTTTATTACTGATGCACTCGATACTGAAGTACCAACGCTCGCGAGAGATCTCCTTCTCTCTAATGTCACAGACGAAGAGAACCATGACTTGGCACTCGGTTACATTGCCAATGCTCACGGCGTTGACGAAAAGGCTGAAGCCGAAGCACTCAAACTACGAGAAGCTTGGGTGTCGCATCCAGATCACACAATTACAAAAGCGTTGGTTGCCGAGCGTGCAATTTTCTTTGTACTCTTGCCGTTTTTTCGCTTTAACGCTGATGCTGGCACAAGAACTGTAAGCGCCGATATTAGTCGAGATGAACAGATTCACGTGGCTACCAATAGTTTGGTTCATACTGAGCTGGGGTATAACATCAGTAACTCTCTTGATCTACTCAGGAAGGCAACTATCAATTGGGTAATGCAACCTCTTGCTTATCAGCACGAGTCTCGTTATCTATCTAGAAAATTCTGGCTTGAGTCATCTGACAACCTGATGTATCAGGGTAAAGCTCCAGAATTGTCTGAAACCAAGGCTGCTCGTATGCCTGCTTTCTTTGAACACAGTAATGTCAATCTCCCCCAATATGCTTGAAATCTTCGGAATGGAGGCTAGAGCGGTAATGACAGAGATGGAGTCAACCTTCCCACCTGTGACTCCTTCTCCTGAAGACACAATTGAAAAGATTATGTACCGCTCTGGTCAACGTTCCGTTGTTGAGTGGTTGAAACAAAAACTCGACGAATCCGATGGCAATTGATTTAAGAGACGATCCAACTAAAGAACATCTAAATTATTTTAGACAAGAATTTTTGATTCCCACTCTGTCAGAAAATTTGACAGAGCAGGTTGATATTGGTCAGGGCGAAAAAGTTCGACTCCCTAAGTATGAGTGGAATACATATACATCTAAAGTTCCAAAGCGGTTTACTTACGAGAGCAAAGACGGAGAGATCAAGAGAAGCTATAAACCACGTAAACTGTTTTTCAACCAAAACAAAGGTCTGAAAACTGCAACAGGAAAGTACCGTAAAAACAAGGTAGAAAAGGCTGTCGCTGCTGCAACGAAGATGCCTAAGATGAAGTTTTCTCTTAAGCCTGTTGCGCTTATTAAACCAACGTATGGAGAGGTGATTGTGTAATGGCAACAAAAAAGAATTGGCAAGATCTAACCTTTTCTGAATACTCGGCTTCTTTGTCTAATGGGGGGAATCCTTTTACCAGTGTTTTTAAGAAGAGGTTATCAGATGGCGATATGTCTGATGAAGACGTTAAGAGACTTCAGAAAAAGACTGGTTATGGTAAGCAGCAGGTTAAAAGGTTATCGAATAAGTATATTGCTGAACTAGGTGCTGGTATTCCCAAGCCTGGTGCCCCAACACCAACACCAACACCAGAAACAGAAGAACCATTTTTAGGCATGATTCCAGTAGGTGGTGAAGTGCCCCCTCAGGATTCCTTTCCTGCACCTTCAATTCCACTTAACAGTATCCAGCCTGCTACACCAACACCAACACCAGCTCCTACACCTGAACCAATACCAGAGCCAACATATACACCTGGATTTAGTCAGGAAGATTTTGATGCGCAGCTGAATACTGCAATGTCAAAAATAAGGGATTCCTATGGTGGTCAAATTGAAGGACTACAGGCATCCATTGCCAAACAGGCTAGTGACTATCAAGGTCAGATTGGTACACTTCAAGAAACTATCTCTGGTCAAGGAAATACACTCACTAATTATGCCCGTCAAATCTCATCTCTTGGTGATCAGCTACGACAAGCTGAAAGGGATGCACGCCAAGTAAAGGTGACTGACGCAACCTACATCGGTAACAACAGCGCTTCCGGTGTTCGTTTCAATAGATCAAATAATTTTAGGCGTAGTGCTTTTGCGTTGGGTACAGGCCAGTTAAATCGTTCCAACATGCGAGATCTTCAAATCAGTAACGTTAATCTATGACAACAGCAAAGGAAAGGTATGAAGCTCTTTCCTCAACACGTTCTCAATATCTAAAGATTGCCGAAGAGGCTTCAGAATTGACTCTTCCTTACTTGGTAAGGCAGGATGAAACTTACAATAGAAGTGCTCGTAATCTAATTACACCTTATCAAAGTGTCGGTGCAAAAGGTGTAGTAACACTTGCATCTAAGTTAATGCTTGCTTTGTTGCCTCCACAAACTAGCTTCTTTAAGTTGCAGGTTGATGAGGCAATGCTAGGTAAGATTGCTGATCCAGCTATCAAGTCTGAGCTTGACCTTTCTTTCTCTAAAATTGAAAGGACAATTCTTGATGCGATTGCTGCATCTGATGACAGGGTAGTCCTGCACCAAGCATTGAAGCACCTTGTGGTTGCTGGTAACGCTTTGATCTACATGTCAAAGGAAGGCCTCAAGCTTTTCCCTTTGAATCGATATGTAGTTGAAAGGGATGGTGACGGCAATGTATTGGAGATTGTTACCAAAGAACGTGTGAGTAGAAAGATCCTGGAGGAAGATTATGGTATTGAACCTAACACTCCAGTCGATGTAAACACCGGCTACAGCGGTGATGATGACGTGGACGTTTATACGTACGTTCAACGTCAAGATAATAGGTCTTATGTCTGGCACCAAGAGGTGTTTGACGAAGTTGTTGAAGGGTCTAAAGGTCGTGCACCTCTTGATACAAACCCTTGGATTACACTTCGATTCCAAAGTGTTGATGGTGAGTCATATGGTCGTGGACGAGTAGAAGAATTTATGGGTGATCTGAAGAGTCTTGAAGCACTCTCTCAGGCACTTGTGGAAGGCTCTGCAGCAGCGGCTAAGGTCGTCTTTACTGTTTCTCCTTCTAGTACCACTAAACCTTCTACGCTGGCTAAGGCTGGCAATGGCGCGATCATTCAAGGAAGACCTGATGACATTGGTGTCGTTCAGGTAGGTAAGACAGCTGACTTTGCTACTGCATATCAAATGATGGGGCAGCTAGAACGCAGATTGTCTGAAGCCTTCCTCATCCTCACTGTTAGGCAGTCTGAACGTACAACTGCTGAAGAAGTGAGAATGACACAGATGGAGCTTGAACAGCAGCTTGGCGGTCTATTCAGTCTTTTGACTGTTGACTTCCTTAAGCCGTATCTTGCTCGTAAGATGAATGTCTTTGAGCGTACAGGTGAGATACCTAAGCTACCTAAAGGTGTTGTTCGTCCTGTCATTGTTGCAGGTGTCAATGCATTAGGTCGGGGTCAGGATCAATTAAGTCTTGGTCAGTTCTTGACAACTATATCCCAGACAATGGGTCCAGAAGCACTTGCTACGTACATCAACCCTGATGAAGTAATCAAGCGTCTGGCTGCTTCTCAAGGTATCGATACGCTGAACCTTGTTAAGTCTCAGCAGGAAGTACAGCAGCAACAACAGGCTGCAATGCAACAACAGCAGCAGATGGAGCTTACTAAACAACAAGGTAAGTTTGCACAAGTTGAACAACAAGCTGCTGCCGACGCACAGCAGAATCAATAACAATTAACCACCCATGTCTGAAACACTTACTTACAACGAATCTGAATCAACTGAATCTTCCGGAGTCACCCTTAACGAAGCTGAACAGGAAGCATTGGTTGTTGGTGAACAGATGGAGAAAGACCAAGGCAATGCGTTGCTTGCTGGTAAATATGAGAATGCTGAGCAGCTTGAAAAAGCTTATATGGAACTTCAGTCTAAGCTTGGCTCCCGCACTCCTGAAGAGAGTGGTGAAGAGACGACTGAATCTGAACCCGAAGAGTCTGAACCTAAGGAGTCTGAATCTGAAGAATCCTCTGAACAAGACTTGTCTTTCCTTGATCAGCTCTACGAAGAAGCTCAAGGTGAGCCTTCTGATGAAGTAATCAAACGTTTGGAAGAGATGGACACAAGTCAGCTTGCTGACATGTATGTTCAATATAGACAACAAGTAGAGGCTAATAATTCATCAAACCGTGACTTTACCTCTGAAGAATCTGAAACTCTTTATAACGTTGTTGGCGGCAAACAGCAGTACAGTCAACTTGTGCAATGGGCATCTCAAAACCTGACACAGCAAGAGGCCAACATGTATGACGCTGTGATGGCTAAAGGTGATCCTAATGCTGCTTATTGGGCAATCCGTGGCCTTGCTCTTCAATATCTAGACAAGAATGGATTTGAAGGTAAGCGTATCTCTGGTAAAGCACCAAAGTCTGATGACAATGCTTTCCGCAGTCAAGCGGAACTTGTTCAAGCTATGTCTGATCCTCGTTACGAGTCCGATGACGCATACCGTAACGACGTGATGAACAAGCTTTCTAAGTCCAATCTTTCATTCTAATGTCACATCAAAACGATAAGGTTCAAGCCTTCGTCACTCGATATACGCCTGAGCCTGAAGTAGAAGAAAAGAAAGAAGAGACTCCTGAAGAGGAGACTAAAGAATAAAAGCTTGGGAGGCACCTCAGAGTCGGACCTCCCTTGCATTGGCTTTGGCCCGTACGCGGATACCCTGAGCCGTCTAGACGGTGGGATAGACCACAAACTTTAAAGCTTTAAAGAGACTGATTAATACATTACTCTTTTAACAATGGCACAACAAAATTCTACGCTGACCACTAGCCTTACACGGCCGGGTCAGGCTAATAGCACGGGCGATGCTCGTGCTCTTTATTTGAAGCTTTTCTCTGGTGAGATGTTCAAAGGCTTCCAAAATAATACAATCGCTCGTGATTTGATCATGAAGCGTACACTGAAGAACGGCAAATCTCTTCAGTTCATCTACACCGGACGTACAAAGTCTGAGTTCCACACTCCTGGTAACAGCATCCTCGGTAACTCCGATGGTGCGCCTCCAGTGGCAGAGAAGACCATCACTTGTGATGACCTTCTGATCAGCTCGGCTTTCGTCTACAACTTGGATGAAGTCCTCAGCCACTATGACCTGCGTAGCGAGATCTCTCGCAAAATCGGTTATGCACTGGCTGAGAAGTATGACCGTCTGGCATTCCGTGCTGTAGCACGTGGTGCACGTCAGGCATCTCCTATCACCAAGACCGGCTTTGTCGAGCCTGGTGGTACTCAGATCCGTGTCGGTGCTACTACTAACGATTCTGACGCTTATTCTTCTTCCGCTCTGGTTGCTGCTTTCTATGACGCAGCCGCTGCTCTGGATGAGAAAGGTGTTTCTAGCGATGGCCGTTGTGCCGTCCTGAACCCTCGTCAGTACTACGAACTAATCCAAGCTGTTGGTTCCAACGGCCTGGTTAACCGCGATGCTCAAGGATCCGCGCTGCAAGGCGGCAACGGCATCATCGAGATCGCTGGTATTCATGTGTACAAGTCCATGAACATCCCGTTCTTGGGTAAGTACGGTACTGCTTATGGCGGTACCACTGGTGTCACCGATCCTGGTAACACTGGCTCCTTTGTTGGTGAAACCATGGAAGACGCTTCTGGCGCTACCACCGGCATCAACAATGACTACGGTACTGCTGCTGAAGTCGGTGCTAAGTCCTGCGGTCTGATCTTCCAAAAGGAAGCAGCCGGTATGGTCGAAGCTATCGGACCTCAGGTGCAAGTCACCAGCGGTGACGTCTCAGTCGTCTACCAAGGTGACGTGATGCTCGGCCGTTTGGCCTGTGGTGCAGATTATCTGAACCCTGCTGCAGCCGTTGAGCTGTACGTGGGTGCTTCTGCTCCTAGTGCATTCTGATTTATCCATTGGGGATCCTTCGGGGTCCCCTTTTTTTTAATTTGTTAGATATGTCTATCTCTCGTCCTACCGAGTTAAACGCTATTAACGAAGTCTTGTCAGCTATTGGTCAAGCTGCTGTCACAATCCTGGATCAAACAAACCCGGACGTTTCGATTATCCAACAGACTCTTCACAATGTGTCTCGGGAGGTTCAATCAGAAGGGTGGCATTTTAATAAAGAAATTAATTACGAACTTCAACCTCAATCAGACAAGACAATTGTAATTCCTGACAACATGCTTCAGGTTGACCTAAGCAAGTCGCGTCATCCGGATAAAAGTGTTGTTCGTAGAAGCGGTAAACTCTACGATAAATGGAAAGAACCAAGATCCAAAGCCTTCGAGTTTGAAGATACTGTTTACGCAGATATTGTTTGGTATCAGGATTGGAATGATCTTCCTACACCAATCATGGATTACATTGTTGCGCGGACTGCTTCACAAGTGTCTTCACGGATTGTAGGAGATGCCACTCAGTTCCAAATGCTTCAAGCACGTGAGCTATCTAAACGTGCTAATGCTCTTGAATATGATTGTAGTCAAGGTGATTACACTTATTTTGGTCATCCAGAACAAGAGAATTCTTATAGATCTTACCAACCTTTCCACGCACTTTATAGATAATGGCTGCTATTACTCAAAGGATCAGCAATTTTTTGGGTGGTGTTTCTAGACAACCAGATGCCAAGAAATTTATTGGTCAGGTAAGGGAAGCTATCAATGTGTATCCTGAGCCTGGTCAGGGTTTAATTAAAAGATCTGGGTTTAAATACCTTACGGAATTACACAATGATCAAGGAACCCCTCCCCCAACCGGAGATTACACCACACCTTTTTTTGCCAACGCTAAATGGTTTTTCATTAACCGTGATGACGACGAGGTTTATATCGGATGTATCAGGGGCAGACCTTCGGGTGCTGTTCCCTCAGGTGAAATT